TTGCAGTAACCGATACCACACCACCACTTGAAATACCAAGTGCATTTGTATCGCTTGCCGAACCTATATTACCAGCATCAGGTATGACAATATTACCACCAGTAGTCATTGTGCCACCACCAGTATACGTTCCTGCGGCAGTTACGTTTGCACCACTAAAAGTAAGCGCGGTTGTTGTACCAGATTTTATAATAAGGTTGCCAGAGGAGTTTGTTGCGCTACCAAAGGTAGTACCGTCATCTTTAAAGAATATATCTGCTCCATCAGCATCAAGTACAATATCACCACTTGAATCAAGTGTTATACTTCCATCATCATCAGTAATCGTGTCTAGCGCAATACTACCAATATTTGTAATATTTGCATCGCTCATGTCAAAGCTACCAGTAACATCTAAGTCACCACCAATCGAAGCATTACCTGTAACAGTTAGATTGTCAGCTACGGTAGTTTCAGAAGTAGTATGTCCTATCGTAATAGCAATACCGCTTGTCTCAGTAGCAACTTTTAAAGCACCAACCGCATTCGTTAAGTATGAATTAGTACCGTCGTGATACAAAGTCATGTCTTGGGCATCGCCAATCTTAATTGGTGTAGAGTCAGTGAGTAATAAGGAGTCTGCTGATTCATCCCACAGTAAATAACTTCCTGAAGTTGCTCCAAAGAACTTAACGTCTTTACCTGTATCATCCACACCAACTGTTACCGTTCCATCAATTTGAACAGCACCATCTATATCAACAGCATCTAAATTAGCAGTACCGTCAACATCTAAATCACCATTAAAGTCTGCATTACCTGCCAAAGTTAACGTAGATGCCATGTCTACAGCACCGTCTATATCTACTACATCTAAGTTAGTAGTGCCATCAACATCTAAATCACCATTAAAATCTGCATTACCTGCGAGTGTTAAAGTAGATGCCATATCTACTGCACCATCTATGTCTACAACATCTAAATTTGCAGTACCGTCTACATCTAAATCTCCTGCAAGGTCAATTCCTGCTGCACCTGCTAAAACTAAATCGTCGGCAGACGCATCCCAAAGCATATAGGCGCTTGCCGTATCACCAAAAAACTTAACGTCATACCCAGTATCGTCTACGCCTACTGTAACCGTTGCGTCAATCTGTACGGCTCCGTCTATGTCCACAGCGTCTAGGTTGGTCGTTCCATCAATGTCAGCGTTTCCGCTAATGTCCAGAGTAGCTGCATCCAACTCTCCAGAGATAGTAATATTTGTTCCGCCCGTTATAGCACCATCCATTGCGACAGCACCGTTAATATCTATTGTAGTAGCCGTTAATTCAATTTCAGTATCACTTACGAGGTCTAGTACACCATCAGCACTTTGATGAATATAAGTTCCAGAGTCACCAAACTGTAGCTGGTCTGTACTCGAAAGAAGTAAGCCTGTATCTGCTACGTGCGTTAAAGAAACATCTTGGTCATCACCAAAATTAATTACAGCACCGTCTGCAAGAAAAAGGTCACTAAATTCTAAAGCAGATGTACCAAGGGCTGCTCCGTCAGAAGCGTCAGGTACAAAAGCGGTTGTTGCAGTTATTGTAGAGCCTTGTATTGTTGTAAATACACCTGTAGTCGCTGAACTTGCACCAATCGTAGCACCATCTACTGTACCACCGTTTATATCGGCTGTGTCTGCTACAAGAGCATCCGTAGTTACCGTACCATCAAAGTACGCATCTTTAAACTCTGCGGAGCTTGTACCTAAATCTATATCGTTATCTGTTACAGGTACGATTGCACCATCCTGAAATCTAACCTGCTCTACTGCGGAACTCGAAACCTGTACAAAAACTCCCCAACGATTATTTGTACTGTCTGCTACAATTTTATTTAAAAAATCTTGGTCGCCTATAGTATGAATGTTACCGCCTTCAGCAGCAGAACCATCATGGCGGTGTCCTGTTGTTCCAGAAGAAGCATAAGCAAACGCATTTACAAGTTGGTTATACTCGTTGTTAAATAACGCTGCGGTTATGGTATCTCCATCTGAAAATGAACTTTGTCTTGTATAACTAGTAGCCATTCAAATTATCTCCTGTTCGTAGGGGTGTAGTCTATATAAAGACCATTAATAGCGTATGGTGGGCTTGTATCGTTTGTTCTAATTCGATAACTCGAAGTAAAGCCGCTTCCCTGTATTGCTTGCCGTGTCATTGGGTCATTCGTTCCCCCAAATGTTCCTGTATTAAATACAGCAGTACCAAAAAGAGAAGGTAAAGGAATATTATCCAATGTATAATCTGATGGTTGCGGTTTATTTACATCTTCGTAATCGTATCTTACTCTTAAAGAAGGAGTTACCGAACCCTCTGGACTTATAGAAACTTTAACATAATTAAATCTTTTTAAAGTACCAAAGTCTCCGAAATCAAAATTAGGCGTTGTATAGGTTGCTAAAATATTAGCTGCCGAACCTGAATGATAAAAAGAATTTCCTGAATCATGTACATAAACATAGCCATCATTATCGCCGTGATATATTTTTTCAAGTCCTGCATAGTTAAAACCTGATGTGGCTGCTCGACATTGAATGCCTTTTGTTTCTGACCACTCAAAGCCATTGCTTGTAAGCGAACCTATAATTCCTTTTGCTGCTGATGATGCTTCTGATGTTGTCGTATAAAAAAGTCTGTACTGAGATTTTGGTCGTATAATTACACTTGTTATAATGTATGACTTAATAGCTTCAGTAGTAATATTATTTATTATAGGTTGAATTTGGCGGCTTACTGAACTAAGTTCTACGTCACCAATACGAACTGTACCTGCAACTGTTCTTACACCATCAGGACTCAAAAATACTAAGTCACCACCAACTTCCTGTATACTATGGTTATCAAGACAACCTACGTTTTTCGTAATAGGCGTAACAATAATTGTCGAGCTATTATTTATATTTGATAGTTTATAAAGACTATTTTGACAGAAAATAATTAAATCTTCTCTAAACGAACGAATACCTATCACTTTATCATCTAACTTAACTGTGCCTGAACCTGTACTTGAAAAGTCATCTATGTCATCTGTTCCACTATAATAAACTGTATTTGGATTATTACTGTCTCCCGCAACAACTAAATGTCTGTCGTGAATAATACAGGTTTTAGGATAGACTGTTCCCGATACGGTTATTTCTTTTGCAAAATAAGTTCTGTCGCTTAATGCTCCTGTACCCGTCATTTTAAAATAAAAAGGTTTTGTAGCCGAAGACTCATCAGTAATGACAAGTTCTCCATAAATTGAATCACCTTCGTAGGTTGTAAAATTACATTGCGCTTGGTTTGTTCGAGCAAGTGCAGAACGTCCTGTAAACGTCGAGTAATTATCTCCACCTCCAGCTACTGAATCTCTATTTATCTGTAGCCATGATTCTCCGTCTAACGTAAAATAAATGTTTGTACCAGAGCAAGCAACAAGTCCATCTGCATAAACAGAAAGACCAAGAATAGGATTAGAACCGTTTGGTCTTGCTGCGTCATCCCCACCAAAAGGTGCAAAGCCATTTATACGGCGATAGCCACCATCATTATCTACTTCAAAGTTATCAAGAATAGTAGCAACTCCGGGCTGTGCTAACATTTCAAACTGGTTTAGATTAGTATTTAAACCTCCTTTGCACGATACGCCATATGGTTGTGATTGTGGCATTATGCGAACCTTATACGGTCATCTTTAAAATAATTTGGCGTGGGGTCTAGTAAATGTAACTTCATTGTTTTAAGACCTCGTTTGTAATCCTCTAGTGCAAATGCAGCGTTTTGTGCATTATCTTTAAACTGATGAACGTAGTACCTTGCTCGATTAACTAACACAGGTACATACAAATCAGGAAAAACTATTTCATCTCCGTGTGCAGATAACTCTGTAGGAAGATTATAAGCATAAAACCAAATACGATATACTTGGTCAGGTATAGGAGATAATCCAAACTTTCGATTATCAGGGCTTTTAATGACTCTTGAGGGCGTACCTCCGTTTGCTTGGTCTGCATCGTCTTTGTTTTGCCCAAGCCGATAGTAGTCTTTCCATTCTTCTGTACTTGTATAACGTAAATTACGAATGGTATAGGGCGCACTTTCACCGCTTACACCTACCGTAGTAAGCATAAAGTTATCCCAATCGACAGAGCCATAATCATCTTTAATGCTACTTGCCGCAGGTTTTAATTCATACCAACGAGTATTTGCAGTTGTTTCAACGTAGGTATTTCCGTACATTGGGTCTGTTGCACCAGATTCTCCAACGGCTAAAAAGGGCCACTGAGGTTCTTCATTTACCATATCAAGATAAGACCTATTTATAATATCTTTTATATGTGTCTGAATACCTACTGAATCGCTAAAGGTTGCTGAAGTTAATTCAACTTCATTTAATTCCCTTAGAAGTTCATTACTAAGTTGAAGATAAGTAGTAGCCATTAATTAGTATCCTACAGTTTTCATCCGTTGTTCTGCGTTGTACTTCATTCCTTGATTGTGTCCTGAGTTATCAAACTTACCTTCAAGTTCAAAAATACTTTGATGGTCCTGTTTGCCGTCAGGTACTTTCTTTTCGTCAGGATAAATATCAGTTTCACCTAACGGTAGTAACATCTGAATCATATTGTTTCCCCTTAATGTCCTTTTCTTTGTGGAATAAATTTTTCTGGTATATTATTTTCTTCGTTCTTTCTAAAAATACGGTCATAGTTTTCATCGTATTTAGCTTTGTTAAAGCCTTTACGAAAACGACTTTCTTTACTTACAGTGGTTCCCGTGTTTACTACAAAGGGCTTTTCGTTACTTCCTATTTGCGGCATTCAATACTCCTGTAAAGGCTTGGGGGCCATAAAGACCCCCGTACCTCGTTATAGTTAGTCGATTCCGTAGAACGCTGATACGAGAGCTTCGCCTCGCAATACTTTACCGCCATAAACGTGTAGTCCACGTACAATGTCGCCAAAGCTATCAGGGTC